GCGAGGTATGGATGGGCAGCGTAACCAATTCAGTTTGTCAACTGAAAAAGAGTGGATGCCGCCTTTTTATAACGAAAATTTTGACAATACGTCGCTCGACCGTTATGATGTTGTTTTTGGCCAAAACGATAATTTCTCTCCGCAAACAATTGGTTATTTAGCGTCGGACGTTGCCGACAAATACCAAGCTTTGCGCGACAAAATCGAACGAGCAAAAGAAAAACAAGCGGCTCAAGTATTGGAGACCGGTATTGTAACGCTTAAATACGGCGATACAATTGACTTTAAGCGAAAAGCTGGCTCGTTGGTTGATAATTCGGCCAATCCTTGGACGGTTGCCGGTACGGATGTTGAAGCGCAATTAATTGCATCGGCGGAGTTTATCCGACGCACCGGCAAAAACGGGACTCCTGAATTTAATTTGATTATAAGCGGCACTGCTTTGGTAAATTTAAAGAAAACCGATTATTTTAAAAATAATGCTAATTACAACCAAGTTAAACTAATTGATATTAATATGCCGCAGGCAAGCTCTTTGGGTTCGAGTTATCATGGGCAAATTACCGCTGGCGCTTATATCTTTAACGTTTGGACTTATGACGAAGGTTATACAACAGACGCCGGTGTTTGGACTCCTTACTTGAATGCAAAAAAAGCAATTGTTTTACCGGTGCGAGGTTCGCGTTTGGTGATGGCACACGCCGGAGTCCCTGCAATTATTCGCGACACTCGAAATGCTGAATTTAATCAATTCATTACATCTGTTGCAAGCGAGTACTACCTTAATAACTATATTGACGACAAAGGCAAAGCACATATTTTCGAAATTTATTCGGCTCCTTTGGCGGTACCGGTTACGGTTGATATGATTTACACAATGCAAATAATTGCGTAATTATGGCAAAATATAAGTTAATAGCTTTGTCGGTACAAATATCCGGCAAAGTATTTTTGAAGGAATACGGAGATATTTTTGATACCGAAACAACCCACGCGGCTATTTCAAAAGAAATTGAAGCGGCTGCAAATGCCGGGTTTTTAGTTGAAATTACTGACCCGAAAAACGATAAAAAGAAATAGATTATGATTGATTTACTTGCAAGAGCCCGCAAAGATTTACAACGAATTGCACGCGGTGAGTTCAGTACGGAGGTTGTTTTTATAAGTCTCGGTACTGAACCGCAAACGGCAACCGTCCGAGCGCTTGCAAGTAAACATCATTTTTCTATTGATTCCACAACCGGCTTGCCCGTTAATTCAAAAAATACGCATTGTTCAGTTGACGAGGCGGTATTAGTGGATGCCGGTTATCCTGTTAGAAACGCAAATAATGAAGTTAATTTGCGTAATCATTTAGTAACTTATACTGATTCAAGTGGCACGGCGCGAAATTATCGAATAAATGAAGCTTGGCCGGATGAAACAATTGGTTTAATTGTGTTAACTTTGGGAGATTATGAGTAGTAAAATTACAACTATTATACCGACGCAAAAATTTGAAATTTTAGGTTCAAAGGTTGCTACTATAATATTAACTGAATTTGCAAACCAATTAATTTTGGTACCTACAAACCCAATTTTTGCAATTAATAAAATTTGGCTGGAGCGTTTCATTCCATTTGATAAAACTGAAATGCCGGCTATAAATGTATTTTATAATAGTTCAACTTATACCGACAACACGCCCCACAATAGTTTGGGGGACTCAAAATTTTCAATTGAAGTAATTACAAACGCAAAGCATACAAACAGTAATGACGGCGATTTATTGGCAGCGCAAAAATTGCATCGTTTAATCGGCGCAATTCGTTACATATTAAAACATCCGGCTTATTTAAGTTTAGATTTGCAAAAGTTTGTATTTTACACGCAGGTTGAAAGTATACGAATAGGGCAACCGACGCAAAGCGGCGAGGGTTTGCATACTATAAGCGGCTTAATTACTTTTAACGTTCGATTGCGTGAAAATAACGGCGATATTTCCGGAATAAGTTTAGAAAAACAAACGACTACATTTTTAATTGATAACAGTAATAAAGGTTACTATATTTATATTGATAATTTACCTAATTAAAAAATAATGGCAATAAGCACAGCAATAAGTACCGACCGCGTTTCTCGCGTTGTCGGTTATAGATTAAGGGCGGCGCAATTTGGCACGTTAACGCCTTATTTACCGCAACGCATTGCAATATTGGGAGAGGCGAACACGGCAAACCAAGCCGCGTTAACTACCGACCCGTTCGAATTTACAAGCGATCGGGAGGTTGGCGACAAATACGGTTACGGCTCCCCGTTGCACATGGTAGCGCGAATTTTAAGACCGCAAAGCGGTAATATTTTAGGCGGTATAACTACCGTAATTTATCCGCAAATTTCGGCAGGAGGCGCGGTTGCAACTACAATTAAAAAGTCGGTAACGTGTGCTGCCGCAACGGCAAATACAACGCATTATGTTATAATTGCAGGTCGCGACAATATTGACGGCGTTCGTTATGCTTATAACGTAGTAATTGGCGATAACGCGGCGGCTATAATTGCGAAAATTATTAGCGCGGTTGGTAATGTTTTGAGTTGCCCGGTAACGGCTGCGCTTAACGTTGCCGATATAGATTTTGTAAGCAAGTGGAAAGGCGCAACCAGCGCGGAGTTATCGGTTTCATTTGATACCGGTACCAATGCCGCCGGCGTTGTTTATGCCGAAGTTTCGAAAACATCCGGTACCGGCGTTGTAACGGTTTCAACTTCTTTGGCTTTATTCGGTTCCACGTGGAACACTTTGGTTGTAAATTCGGGCGTTGGCACTTTGGCAGATTTTGAATTGTTTAACGGCGTGCCGGATGTTACTAATCCAACAGGGCGTTACCAAGGAAATAATTTTAAACCGTGTGTTGTTTTTACCGGCTCCGTTTTATCGGATAAAGCAAGTTTAATTGCAATTACCGACGCGGATGCCCGAAAAACACAAGTAACAAACGTAATTGCACCTGCTCCGGCTTCAAAGGGTTGTACGTGGGAGGCGGCTGCAAATATGGTTGCGAGTTATGCTTTTACAGCGGCAAACAAACCGCATTTGGGTAACGGCGGTTTAACTTATCCGGATATGCCGGTACCTTCAAATGGCAATATTGGCGATTTTTCGGAATACGATAACCGCGATTATTTGGTTCAAAGAGGTTGCTCAACTGTTACTCTCGAAAACGGCAAATATACCGTGCAGGATATGGTAACAACATATCACCCGACGGGCGAAACTCCGCCAAAATTCAGGTTTGTACGCGATTTGATTGTCGATTGGAATATTGCATTTGGTTGGCAAATTATAATGAACCGCGATATTCACGACAAAACGCTGGTGGGCGATAACGACGCGGTTACGGTTGATTCAATTGTAAGCCCGAAACAAGGCAAGCAATTACTCCGTTCTTTTGTGCGAAATATGGCGGCTTTGGCATTAATTGCAAATTCTGATTTTACAATTGAAAATATGAATGTAGAGGTTAACGGTACAAACCCGGCGCGTTTAGATTTTTATTTTCCTTATTTGCGCACATCGGTTGCGAATATTGTAAGTACGGATGCGGCGGTTGATTTCGCTTATTCACTTTAAAAAAATAAATTACTATGGTAGGAGGCGATATAATTGAAATTACGTACAATCATTCTGTTTTGGGAAGCGGTACGATTTTCTGTAAAAGTGCCGAGGACGGTACAATGGATTTTGGCGGTTTTCGCGCGGCGGATGACGACAATATGATAACAGGCTCCGGCAAGCTTATTGACCAAATAAACCGGGTGCGAGCTTCTTTTGAAAGTCCGCCAATCGCTTGGGACATGACGGATAAAAACGAATTGTTAAAACTTTCGCAAATGTCTGAAAGTCCTATTTTGGCGGATTGGACAATTACAAGTATTTCGGGTGCCGTTTTTGGCGGCAAAGGTAAGCCGGTGGGCGACCTTAAAGGAAATACAAACACGGCGCAAATTCCTTTAAAACTTGCTTTTGAAGGACGTTTAGAAAAAATTGCATAAGGTTTAAATATACCGCACAACTTATCAATATAAAATTTATATTGAAACGTCAGGCGGTTA